CTGTAAGCAGTTTCAATAGGTTTCCATTCAGTCATCTTTTTCTAACGCATGGAAATAGGCTTCATCATTCCAATCAGCCTCCAACTGTTCGTTATGAAGATCACATATCCTTTCGGCAATTTGCATTGGGTTCGCGTATCCCGGTGTGATCCATAAAACAATTTCAGGTGGCCTGTATTCATCCATTGATTCAAGCGCAATACCAACCGCATTTGTCCAAGGTTGAAGTTTTTCAGACATAACAGTTGGTAAAACATACCATTTTAAGTCAAGGGGATGTACAATCATTTCATTCTCCTACAAATCCGCAAAAACCTACTTCTAAACTATCGTAATATTCTATTAGTTCTTTGTCTTCGTCGTAAACAGGTAGTTGATACCACCCCCACGCCATACACCTTGGGCCAATACACGCCTTACCAATGATTTGACCTCTTATTGATATTTCTTGCCCGCCTATACCCATGGGACAAACCATCTTTTCTACTTCATTTATTTCAACGTACATATTCGCCTCCTATATTGGATCATTATCCATAAAAAACCTTTGCCAATGTTCTGCTAAATCAAGATTATCTGCTACAAAACCGTAAGTAGTCAGCTTCCGTGCCAACAAAATTAACCAAAGGGCGATCATATTTTGCATTATTGTTCCAATGCTTCCGCAGCTATATCTTTTGCATCACATACGTACTGCGCTTTATAAACTTTTATTAACGCATCGCGCAATTTTGCATTTTGTAACCGTAAACGTGTCAATTCTGACACTGTAATATCATCTGCATGACGATCTGTCGGCTTATACGGGCCAAGCCAACGAATTTCTGCCATTTCCTTCTTGGATCGGAAACCAGTCATTTTGCCTTCTCCTTATCCCACGAAAATTTTGGCAATGTCACTTTTGGCTTTTCATTGCTAAATGTCTTACGAATTTTTTCTATCCGTAACTCATCACGTACTTTTTTAGGCAATTGACACTTTTTAGCATTTGGCTTTTTATCAACCATGCACATCCCCTTCATAAGCCAAAATCAAATATATTGAAAAATAAGTGTTTGGCAACCGCATTTTTATGTTGACCAAATCATACAAAGATCATACAACAATATTGCGCGGTCACGAACCGCCTCACCGTAGGAGACAGACATGAATAATTTTATCCCAGCCCAAGACCTTTACGCCCTTAATGATCAGCAGCTTGCCGATGAGATTGGCCGATTGGACATTATGTATAAAGCCTACCGCGATGCGTTAGATGCGGCCAAATCCGAATTTAAGGTGCGCGATATTGCCGAATGCCACGGGGAAACCTTTACCGTAGCCGTTCGTTCTGATGTTCGCTGGACCTTGGATACCAAAGCCGTCAAAGCTGAAATGGGCGAAGACTGGTACACAGAAAGAAGTAAAATTCAGGCTGTTGCAACAGTTAGCATAAAAGCAAACAAAGGTTTGGTTGCCCAGACGGTGGCGGCATGAACATCTTGAAGAAATGGGTGCGGGGTCGGTGGTTACGCCAGCCCCGCGTCCGAACAACTTTAATTTATAACCGCAGAATCGTGCATTCTTCGCCCGATATTCTGATTTCATTGGTATCATAAAATGGCCACAACAGCTGAAAAATTATCATTAGCCTTTGAATTACCCCGCACTTTGGGGCTGGCTTTGGCTTTGCTTTATGAAGAAAAAACGGTTTCCCGTAGCTATTTTTTAACAAAAATGTCGGGATGGAGCCGGAAAGGTGAAGTTACCCGCCATTCCGTAGATCGGGTAATTAACCGATTAAGAAATCATTTACGCCCTTATGGTATCTATGTTGAGACCAATTATAGCATTGGTTTTTCCCTGCCAAAGGAAAGCTATGAAATCGTAGGCGACGCTATTTACGAATATGATCTACATTACGGGAGACGCGATAATGATGTTAGACACCGAAACCCTGAATCTGATGAAAGAATTCTCAAAACTAGCCCCTGACAATCCTTCAGACATGCCGTGTTATTACGTTAATCTGCCGCTTTGGAATGTATTTTTAAGACTAGAGCAGCTTCCAAACTATGTAATAGCATATAAACCATTGAATAATAACCCTATTTTTACGGAGAAAGACGTTGTGCGTACGGTCGACACTTATTTCGGGTTCCCAGAAAAACACCATAAAGGTGCGCCGGGAAGATAATTTAATAGCCAGTTTGCAATCTGAATTAAAAGCATCTCAAATGCGAAGTGATTTTTTTTCAGAACAGCTAGTACGGGTATCCGATGAATATCGCGCCCAAATTAAAAAGTTAGAAAAACATATAAAAAATCTGACAAAGGAGCAGGAAAATGGATGAAGCATTACGACACGAAGTTGCCGTTTGGATGGCCGTCGGATGGGTTTGTGTCTGGTTTGGATATATGATTCAACTGTTCTTTGAGTTGCGCCAAGAAGTTAAAGAAGAAAAAAGAAAAACTGATTTGACAAATTCATACAATCATCATACAACATAATTAATACTGCAATCGTAGGAGATCTTCATGGCAGACTTTTTTGGAACTTTCCTAATGACATGTGAAGAAATTGAAATGGCAGATGATTTTGGAAAGCCCATTTGGGTCGACGCTATCTATGAAATTGAATACGCAGCCACGCAAGGACATCCCGGTGAAGCGGATGATCGGGATGACCAAGACTACAAATTTGGGGCTATAATTCATCTTTTTATCACGGATGAAGGTGGCCAAGAAATTATTGTGGCACAAACAAGCGGTTTTATTGACCGGTTACAGGATGCAATTGACAAAAAGTACGCTTCACAGATCGTTGAGAAGATATGGGACGACGCATACAACAGTTGGTAAGCCCAAAGGAGGCTAAAATGCTATGCAAAGAATGCGGTGGTGATGGTTGGAAAACAGTGGCTTCTAGTAACAACGCGGTCACAATTATGTGTATAGTATGCGACGGGACGGGTGTAGCCCACCCCAATCCCGAAAATATTGTACATACAGAAAACCGAAACCCGGCTTTTTGGGCATATGCCGAAGCCGCCATGAATGGAGACACCAATGCTGTTGAGCGCCACAGGGACCATTGAGTTTGACATTGAAGACTTTGCTGTGAAAACCGAAGATGGTGTTTTCTACGCGAATGGCACAGCCAAAATTTCTTATGAAGCCGCAGTCAGTGAAGAATTAGACGGTGACATGGATATTTCATGGGATTTTGATTCCATTGATGAATTGACTTTCACATCGGAAGACGAAGACGTCATTGGAGAAGCAGAAGGTGACGCAACTGATGAGCGCGTCAAATCGTTGGTTAAAAACCTAATGGAAGCCTTAATTCTGTATAAGGCTGACGAAATTGAAGAAATCATTGATTACGATTTCTAATGTAAACAGGCTATGAGCCAATGAGGGTCGCGTTATTCGCGGCCCTTTTCTATGTCTGACGACGCAATAACAAACGATGGTGGGAAGGTATTGATCTGAAACGCCTTAAATGCCGACCCGTCATTGTTGTTAATATCTTTTATGCCGACTGTTATCAAACCCGACATAGCGTCCCTTACCGTGGTACGGAAAACCGACAAATCCAAAATGTACCACGGGTTAATTTTTCCATTTATCGTTTCAAATCCATAGAACAGCCAATCGGCGTGACCTGCCATAATCTTTTGAAATTCTGTAAGCGATCCACCGCCAGCAGTTGCCCTAATAGTAAATTCATTAGCGAAGTTAGCATATCTGCTATCCCTCATCCTAACTGCGATACGAAGGCTTTTGGCTTCAAGCACCAAATCAGTGGCTTGTGTTCTATCTTCTTCCAACGTAGATGGCCGCAAAATATACCGCCCCAAGATGGATCGGACTTCAGGCATGAATTTCTGAGATTTTTCAAATAAAAATTTCTGTTTCGGTGTCATCTATTGCTTCCTTAATGCGTCATTCCAATCTTTGTGGGGCCATTCTGGTAAGGACACCACAATAGTTTCATACTGATTCGTAAATGCTAATCGTTCCGCCAACGTATAGCTTGCCTTTTGGCCAACGAAATTATGATCATTATCCGAAAATATCCAAATTTCTTTGGAGTTTACCGGCGGCACCCACTTCCTTACCCCGTTAGCATTAATCGCTGACCAAACTGGCATTTGATGTATGATACTGGCTGAAATCGCCGTTTCTACCCCTTCAGCAATACCCATACGTTTGGCACTAGGTTGCAGCCTAATTGCACTGCCGTCTGGAAGCGATCCTGACATTACCTGTTTTTGTATTTGCACATTAGCTTTTTCGCCATTTTTTGTAAGCCAAGTCAGGTGAATATTAGCGGCCCGATCATCTATTCCGGCAATTTTACTAACCATAACCGGGCATTCTTCTTTCAATTCCGCATTATACAAAACATTTTCCCGGATGGCGTTTGATTCATAATGTCTGCCTAATCTGTCTAAAAGATACAAATCTACAAAGCCGTATTTCTCAGGGCGCCAAGATTCCTTCCAAATTTTTTCTTGACGTTCTTTGGCGGCTCTTTCATCAACTTTATAGGTAACACTTGGTGTTGGCTTTAATGACATCGCTAATTTTCTTATGGTTGCAGCTACTACGTTAAATGGTTCTTTAGTTCTTTTAATAATAAGGTCAAACCCGTCACCTGCCCCGCAGTGATTGCATATCCAACTACCCTCCCCGTTTTTATCATCAAACCTAAACCGGTCCGTACCAGCGCAGATAGGGCATGGGCCGTGTTTATTCCTCAAGAACCGCGAATCAATGCCATAATGCTCAAGCAGTGGCCGCCATTTGTGCCGCGCGATTTCCATAGTTGGCGTAAATTTTTTGGTCGACAACCCGCTCATTGACCTTCTCCTGCTTCGCTTTCATCATCGCCTTTGCAATATTCATATGTCTAATCCAGCTTAAAGTGGCTGGAGATGGCGGCAAAGGACTACCACGACCCGCTGGTCCTACGCCAAATTTCCTACGATACGCATGGTAGGCCCAACCTTGTTTATAACCCTTTTGTTGGCAATAGCCCAACAATTCTGCGTAAAATTGCGCCTTCTCACTTTGCGTCCAACTAGACGATTTCCGTTTCCCATCCCGGATGATTTCATTTAATTCTCCGACAGCACTGTAAATATTGTCTTTTGGATCAGGCTTATGTCCGCAATTAGGGCATTCAAAAACCCGCATTGGTTTAATAAACTTGCATTTAGAGCATTCTTTGGGAAGCCTTTCAGCCTTAACGGTGGCCCTTTTACCCTTCTTTTCACCAGAATCTAAGGTATCGTGATGCAAGTCCGTGACAAAGCCAAGACGCAATGTGGTATCAGAATGATCTAAAATCAGGCATTCTTTTTTACCTTCCGCCGTTCTCAACCCACGCCCAATAATTTGCGTGTACAATATTTCTGATTTTGTCGGGCGGGCCAATATGATGCAACGAACATCCCAGTCAACGCCCGTGGTAAGGGTTCCAACATTACATACTATTTGTATGTTGCCGTTGTTGAAATCAGTCGCTATTTGACGGCGTTCTGCAAAATCGGTGTACGCATCTTGGTACGCTGTTTTTACGCCAGCTGCCTCAAATTGTTTTTGTATGTTTTTCGCGTGAACGCGGTCGACACCAAAGCACAATGTTGGCAGCCCATTGGCTTTCTCCAACCATGTGCTTACGATGTCGCCNATCAATGTCGGTTTATCCATCGCCTTTGAAAGCGATTTAGTTTCGTAATCTCCCGCTACCGTTTTTACGCCGCCCAAATCAGGATGATCAGCAGCAAAGCAGCGGAAATTTGAAAGATGTCCAGCATCAATCAATTCCTGTGTTGTCGTTCCNATAATAAGACTTTGGTATAATTTCCCCATTCCCTTCTGCCATGGAGTAGCAGAAAGGCCGATAAACGGGATATTTTGCCATGCAGGGTTATTAAACCATTTATGATAGAAAGCAAACATTACATGGGCTTCATCTATAATTACCAAGTCAGCCGGTGGTATTTCACGCCGCATTAGGGTTTGTATTGATGCGACCTGTACAGGTTNCCGTACATCTGTAAGTTCGTGTGTAGCTTGAATAACGCCAACGTCCCAAATGCCGTTTTCTTCAAACCGTTTTACCGTTTGATCCACTAAGCTAATAGCCGGTACGCAAAATATTACACGGCTTCCTTTTGCACGTGCCATATTAACGATTTGTGCTGCCATAACGGTTTTGCCCGCACCAGTAGGTAACTGCATACAGATTCGTTTTACTCCGGTCCGCATTTCTGCCCGAAGATCATTTAACGCTTTTANCTGATAATCGCGTAACTCAGACTGCATTTTCCATCCCTTCTTCTACTACGTAAAAAGGAGCGGGGCGCGCTCAAAGCAGCAGCCCCGCCTAAGTTTTCCTGTTTGTAACGGGAGGTTCAATCAAACAGGCATGACTGCTATAGGTCAACCTAACAGCCAACGCATTTACCATACAAAAATTTTAGCTGTTGGGCAATTCAATTTTCTGACATATAAAGACATTATAAGTTCACATGAGGAGAACGATGTAATGCCAGCAAAACCGTTGCCAGATGAAGTACTTATAGAAACTTTACGTATGTATGAAGCCGCCGGGTTCAACGTTAACGGTGGTTCAAGATTAGCCGGAATACCCAGAAAAACATTTGAAAATCGTTTTGCAAGTGCAAGAATTCGGTTCCCAAATGGAATTTCAGAAAAAATAAAACAACAAGCTACTTGGACTTATGAGCGAATGAAGGTCATTGAAGAGCCTTCTTCTGTATGGATAATTGGTTCCGATTTGCATCTTTGGACAAATGAACCAACACCAATTTTTCAAGCATTTTGCAAATTAGCCAAAAAATTAAAAGTCACCGGAATCGTAATGAATGGCGATGTAATTGATGGCGCACGAATCAGTCGTCATGGGTCTACCGTTGGAAGCCAAAGGCCAAAAATTGATAAAGAAATTGAAACGGCACAACAATGGTTTCGGAAATTGCCATTTGCAAAATATCGTCTGTGGACGTTAGGAAATCATGATCTTCGTTTGGATAATTATTTAGCCAACCAAGCATCCGAATTAGAAGAATATGCAGGACGATTGCATACACGGTTCCCAGAATGGGATTTTGCTTATGCTTTTGACATTAACGGAACCGAAGTGCGTCATCGGTTTAGATCAGGCATTCATGCCGGATGGAACAATACCCTACATAGCGGCGTTAATGTTGTGACCGGCCATACCCATCAATTGCAATTAACTGCCATGCGGGATAGGCGCGGGACCCGTTGGGGTGTTGAAACCGGCACTATGGCCGACCCCAAAGGGCCACAATTTGAGTATGCTGAAGGTCAATCTAGCCGCGCACATATGGGATTTGTTGTGCTGACTTTTGACGAAGATAGCGAAATGATGCCGCCAGAATTATGCGAAATGGTTCGCGGAAGGCCGGTATTTCGCGGGTCTTATGTCGATATTGACTGAAGTTCTGGATAGCGCTGCACGCCATGAATTACCGATGTGTGGTCTACTTTCATAATTCGGCCAATCCGATTGTATGAAAAATTCAGTTCTTTATGCGCCCGGTAATATAATTCAAAACGACAAGCCACAAAATGTGGTTTCCGGCACGGTTTCATAAGGTCCGCTGGATTAATTTCATGCTTGTCAGTTACCTCCCTCATTAACCGCATAAAGGATGGCGTTGCGTGTTCAAGCATAACAAGAACACCGGCTTCAGGAGTAACCTGAATAATGGTTTTTTCTGATTTAAGTATTGGTTTTTCAGGATATTCCGCCGGAGGAATAACGCCTGTAGGTCCGCTTACCCCATATAATTTCCGTTTTACAGCCGCATAACGCGCCTTTAATTGCGAAACATAGCGGGAATCTCCGTCCACCATTCCGTCTCCTGCTGTTCTAAAGGATATATCTTAACCACCATCGGTGGTCCAAAATCAACCCATTCGGCTACAATAGCCCTACAAAAATTATCGTCACTAACAATCCCTGTCCGTACCAGTAGGTCACTAGTAGCTTTTAAGAGATTATCCAAGTCTCTTCTTCTTTTATCCGGTCTTTTAGCTACTACCTGTAATATATAATCCCTTGGTACGGACTCTTTAGTTTGAGTCTTAATCATCCAAGAACATTCTTCTAACCATTGTTTATATATATTAGTTTTATATACACGCCCGCGACCCGCCCGAAAAATGGCGTTAGCTGACGGTGCTAGTGGAAGTTCCAGCCGGATCACTTTTTTTACGTCCCATAGTTAAATTTGTTTCCATCTTAATTTGACTATTGGGGAAAGTCCAACATTCGCCCCCGTCATTCAAGAAACATATCCACAATAGGTGGTGTTCAGGACCATAATCCAACACAAAATGTGCCAAGGATGGCCCTTTTGGGGTAATTAATGGTAGTGGCGGGTCAAGTTGTAGGATCATTTTTCACCTGTTGACATTAGATTTTGCCCATGGTTCATAGATTTCACGCAGGAGATAGGGCATGAGATTGAAGATTACCAACGCACCAACGATTAACTCATTACGCTTTTTTATGACGGAAATAAAGGAAATCCAAAATATGACCTATCGGTTTGAAGCGTTGAAACAGCGTATAGAAGTCATTTTAAACCACTATCCTGAATTAAAAGAAGATGAAGATTTNAGAATGGATACCCTTGAAGGTGCAACCGATCTTAAAGATGTACTTCAACGCGCTGCTTTAAATGTTCTGATTTATAGCGAAGAAACTGAAAGTTGTGGGAAAACGATTTCACGATTAATGGGCAGAAAAGAAAGATTTAAAAAGCGAACCGAATTTTACCGTCAAGTAATACAAGAATTAATGGAAATGGCAGATTTGAAAAAAATGGCGTTGCCAGAAGCAACAATCACAATTCAAAATGCGCCACCAAAAGTTGTCATTACAGACGAAGAAAAACTTCCTGACGAAGTAATGAAAGTAAGTGTTTCTATTGACAAAGTTAAATTAAAAGAAATGCTAAAGGAAGGGCCGGTAGATGGGGCGGAACTATCTAACGGCGGCACAATGCTAGTAATACGGTAGGAGAAACAAATGACCAAAATGATTGCTCAAGCACTTAGCAATGTCATGGCGAAAGTGTCTTATATACAAAAAACAGGCCATAATAAGTTTCATGGCTACAAATATGTAAGCGAATCCGATTTGCTTGAAAAGTTGCGCCCAGCAATGACGGAGGAAGGATTGGTTTTGATACCGTCTTATCATTCGTCTCATTCGGACCCCGCAAGCGGTAACATAGATGTAATTATTGCTTATACGCTTATACATAAAAGCGGGGAAGTTTGGCCCGAAAAAATCATGGCTATTGGGTGTGGCAATGACCGTGCCAAGAATGGATTGATTGGCGACAAAGGTGTTTATAAAGCCATTACTGGGGCAAATAAGTATCTTTTGTTTAAGTTATTCCAAATTGAAACGGGTGACGATCCTGAACGCGACGAAACACCAGTTGCTGTTTCTCCTCCTAAAGTAGCTGATTTACCATTTAATAATGGCACGGCGGAAGAAGTTGATGCTTATATGTCTTTAGCAATACCAGCGATTGCTGCGGCAAGAAGTTCTGATGATTTAAAAAAATGGTGGAAGGAAGAAGCCGACCGTCGGTTTAAATATGGCATTACTGAATACACAGAAGAATACAAAACGCTTCAGGAAAAAATCAAAGAAAGAATTACCGAATTAAAAAAAGGTAATAAACCATGAAAACCACGGAAGAATGGAAGCGTATTTTAGATGAAATATCTAAAGGAATGGAAAACATTCGCGAAGAATTAATCAGTGAGCAAGATAAAGCTGCCGCTGAATTGGATTACAATACAAAACTTAAAATTGTAGCTTGGGTTTTTCGCAAAATTGTTGAACATGCACGGGAAGGCGGATCATATCGTTACTTGATCTATGATCGGCTTGGATTTGAGCCGGATGCTTATGCAGTTTTGTATGAAGCCGGTGGAATGGAAATATCTAATAATTTTGACCTTATGGATCATAAGTAGGAGAAGAAAATGGAAAATAAATATGGTGATGGCGGTCTCATTTATAAAAATGAACGCAAAACAGAAGATTGGCACGCGGATTATTCTGGCACCTTAACGATTGAAGGCAAAGAATATTTCATTGGCTTAACAATCAAACAAGGGCAACGCGGTAAATTTATGGCTGCTAAGGTTCGCCCCAAATCAGGCGCCGCTACATCTGTTGCTAAACCAGCCCAAAAGGTTGTATTAGAAGATGAGCTAGATGACGGTATTCCGTGGTGAGGTAAAATATGGACGAAGCCGACAAGTGGGACGTTCTCACATATAGAACAGACAGGCGCGGGAAAACCCGGCATACAAACATCGGCTTTGCAAAACGCGGAAAAGGTGAAGTGATCAATATTAAACTTGAATCACTTCCTATTCCAAATGAACATGGCGAAGTATGGGTAACTTTGGTCCCTTTTAATCCAGAATATGCAGAAGATAATGCCGAAGCTTATTACAGATGAAATGATCGAATCAGCGTTGCAGTATCTATCAACTGCATCCGAACCAACGGCAGCAAGCCGGGCAATGAGACTACGAAAAGAATTTTCCCGCAAACGAATCAGGGCCAAACTAATTCTGGAAGCACCTGAAAAAACAGCCGGTTTGCGTGAAGCATGGGCAGAAGCCCACCCAGCATATGAACGGGCATGTGAAGAGGAGATAGAAGCAGTAGAAGCAGATGAATTTTACCGAAGTGAACGTAGTAAAGCCGATATTATTGTTGAAGCTTGGCGATCTGAACAAGCTAATCAACGCGCCGGAAGCAACTTTAGATGATTGAAGATGTAGGAACGACAAAGCGCGGCAACTTATCTACCCGCCGCAAACTAGCCATATGGGAACGTGAACACGGTAAATGTATGATTTGCAGCATTAAGCTGACAACCGGACAATTTATTTTTGAACACGTTCGTCCTTTAGAACTAGGTGGTTCCGATACCGACGATAATATCCGGTTAACATGTAAACCATGTGCAACGGAGAAAACAAAAGTTGATCATTCAACAGCTGCTAAAGCGAAAAGAAAAAAGTCCGCCAGTCTTGGACTTAAGGAATCTAAATCCCCCCTTCCATTTGGAAAAGGAAGTCCTTGGAAGCGAAAACTTGATGGAACCATTGTTAAAAGGTGACGAAATGAACCATAGAAAAGTATTAGATAGTGCATTAGCTGCAATTACAGAACGGGGCGAAAGCTACGGCCCGATCTACGAATCGTTTGATCGCGTAGCAAAAATTTCAACGATTATGCTTGGTAAGGAAATTACATCTTATGACGCGTCAATCATTATGATGGCTGTTAAGATGAGCCGTCTAGCCTATGATCGCACCCATGAGGATTCATGGATTGACCTTGCAGCCTATACATCCTTTGCCGGTGATATGTCCGTACCAGAACGGGATCGCAAGCCCGATTTTGTAGACGGGTTTGCCAAGAATGTAGATAGCCTTGTGACCCGCCTACGGGCTGAACAATCGGCTTAAATTACCTTCTTAGCCAAACTAAGCGCATGAGCGATAGTATCGTCTGGTAAAGACAACATTCTTTCAGTCTCATCAGCCAATAGATTCTTGATCCGGGCGCTTTCCCGGATCAATTTATTTACCTTTTGATCAATATGATTAACGCGGCCACCGGATTTACGGCCTTCCCTGATTTGCTGTTCTGCAACCGGCAAAGCAATACGTCCCGCAACATTAGCTAAAGCATTGCCAAGGCGCGACCAACCGTTAGGGTTCGGATTATTTAACAAAGCTTGCATAAGGACAGGGTTTCCGGCGGCCTCCTGCAATTTTCTTATGGCTTCTTCGCGTGTACCGCCAAATACCCAATCGTTAGCCNTATTAAANANTGCAGGCACAATTCGTTTACCGGCGCCTAAGAAAGATAAAGCACCACCGACTGGGCTTGCCCCAGCAATATGGGTTGCGCTTTCTAGTGCATGACCTGCCAATGCGCCAATAACGCTATCAGAAATGGCACCCGTCGCGCGACCGTAAAGAAGCGTAAACATATTATTATCTATAAGATTATTTAATGTTTCGCTTGGCACTAATTTCGCATTACCAATTTTTGAAAGGGCTTTAGCAGAATTGTGTAATGCGTTCACATATTCCTGTTGATTAGGGTCAGGGAACACCTTTCCAATCATATCAGGATGCGCATCTAAAAAATTTGCCAACATTTTAGGATTATTTTTTTCATTAATTTTTGCAAATGAGTCAGCAAATTGGCGTATTTGAGATTGTTCGTCACTTTCACCCGCACGTTGGGCAATGGCAGCTAACCGATCACTTAGACCGGNAACTTCATTAATCATGGCAGCATTTTTAGGATCGCTCATAAAGCTATTAACATTGTCCGGCGTAATATCAATTTTTTCACCGTTTTTGGTAAGTTTACCAACCATCCAATCAGATACGTTTTTATCTGCCTGATCCCCAAAAACATTGCGTAATTCCCGCAAATTATTAGGGCCAGCTGCACCAGAATATAATTTATCTAATGTTACTTCTGGCGATATTTTTTCATTATCAACCATGTTTGATAAGAAACCATCACCAAAAGTATCATAGTATTGTTTTGTAGCAGCACGGGCTTTGTTCCATGCTTCGATTTCACCATAAGTGTTTCCAAACCGAATATTGTTTGGATTTGAAAGAATATCACCAACTTTGTTAGCAAATCCGTATAGGGCTGGTGCATCAACCACATTAGGTGAAGTATAAGCCTTACGTGCTTGTGCTAATGCCAATGACCGCAAATCTTGAAATTCGCTAAATGGAACCTGCGATCCTTCCATATTTGATATATTGTCCAAAATTTTAGTAATTTCGGCAGGAAAAGCAGATTGTTTAGCCTGAGAAAGATTGTCTAAATAATCTTTTAATTCTGCAACAGACTTATTCTTATAGACACCTGCAGATTGTAATTGTGGGTCTTTCCATGCTGCTTTGGCTTGATCATCTAACTTTTGATCTAAAGCCGTAATCATGTTTCTNACATTTATTGATGCTTCACCCTGTGGGTTTAGGCCAGACAAACCAAATGAAGTAGATACATCTAATGGTTTACCCACAGCAGAAGACGCTTGTTGTGCTGTTCTTTCAGCTTGAGCGGCCAAATTTTGGTCAGAAACTTCCATTTGATTGCGCAAGGCTTGTGCTTCAGGGGTATTTTCAAATTCCTTAATGCCTGTAACTTTTTGCGCCAATGCCTGTGCTTGTTTAGCGGCATCAGAAGCGCCTTTTACTTGTAATTCTTGAGCGGTCGTAGGTTGAACTTCCGGCACAAAAGCTGGCGGTGGAACTGCTAATGCTTTTTGTGCAACATCAGGTTGAACAAAAGATTCCCTTGCAACCTTACCAGCTAATTGGCTCCCCACTTCTTCAATGTTTTGCGGACTTCTAGCGCTTATCATAGCTGCAGGCCCAGCTACTGCAGCTCCTCCGCCAATACCACCTACAATTCTTGCAAAAGGTTCGTATTGACTTCCTTCCGTCGCCAATCCCGCAGCCTCACTGCCCGCACCAGAAACAAACTGTGTCAANGCGCGTTCAGCTGCACCACCGGGGCCAACTGCCGCCATTGGCAAAGCTTCTGTGCCAGCTTCAACAATTTTACCCGGAACAGTTTGTGGGCGCGGGGCCATTGGAACGCCCGATTGTTTAGCTAATTCCATCATGCCCGCGCTTGTCGGCAACGGTAAACCAGCAACTTTGCTGACGTAACCCTTACGTTCCGCTTCCGTCGGCGCTAATTGCTGCATTTCTGATACGGCTTGTTTGCCTTTTTCATATGTCCCTTCAGGCAAAATTCCCATTTTTTCGCCTGCGTACATGCCGCCTAATGTAGCGCCCCCGACTAAGGTTTCGGGCAAATTTAACAAAGATTCAACAATACCCGGTGCTTGAATTACACCGCGTTCGGCGCCGCTTACCGCTCCCCGCGAAATGTCCGTAGTTAAGCTAGGAGGGGCATTCCGTTGACTAGGAAGAACAAAATCTGGGCCTGCTGTTTCACCAGTAGGTTTAACTTTTTCTTGCAAACTTGGCAGAATGAAATCAGGCGTATCCGATGATGTTCCGGCCATCTTATTGCCCCAAAACTAAATTTGAAACGCCTTGTCCATAATGACTATCAAATGTTTTTATGGCTTTTGAAGGGTCTTTATTTTGGACAACGTATTCGCGCAATGCTTTGGCATCTGACGGATCAACCGTGGAAAGAATAGCACGTTAGCGTACATTTCTGGCGGATTTAATTTTGTAAATAATTGTTCGGCACCATTTAAATGACCAAATTTAGCTGCGTAATCTTCATTAAACGCAGTTCTATTTTGTTCATATACAGAAGCCTGACGTAAGCCAGCCGTAATTCGTTTATATCCCAATGCGGAATTTTCTGCACCGGGATTAGCTTGAACAGATTGTTGAACAATGAAACCGGGTTCGTGCCCGCCAATCGACCGGCTAAGTTCCGCGCCAAGCCTAAATCTATCTTTGGTAAGGGTTTCAATTGCAGCCACAGAACTTGGGTCAAAAAGGTCAGACCCACCAAGAGAACGCAAAACCGTATTGGCGCTTTTTGCAAACTCACCGCGTTCAGTCGCATAAGAACCTTGCGCAAGCGGTCCTGTTTTCGGCAGATTATCAATCTGCTGGTCCATTTCATCTAAACGATATTGTTGTGCAAACGCAGCTTTAGACTTATCACGCTGCGCTGCTAAATCTCTAGCAGCATTTGCGGCCTCTTCTTTCTGCATGGTTGGATTCATTTGTATATTAAATTGTTGATCCGGCATGTATCCGTCGGGAACTTTAGTTGGATCAACAATTTTTGTATCTGCAGGCGCCGGTGTGGAAGATGTAACAGGCGGAGCATTCCCAGCAATAGAAGGTGCGGATGCCGGATCAGCCGAACCCGGCTTTGTAGGAATATCTTCTGGTTTTACACCAGCAATAGGATTCATTTTTTCATCAGTGAGACGTATTGGTGTCGCATATGGGTCGCGGTTATTATTAAGAACAAAGCCATAACCCGGCACCCATACCTTCGAATACATGCCAGAAATAGTGGCTTGTGCCCGTGCTTGAAGTTCTGGAACTTCTGCTTGAACTTTTTGCCCCTCATAACCAACGCGCTGTTGTTCCTGCTGCAATTTGGCTTGTGCAAGAGCATTCTCACGGGCCAATTGCTGTTGATTTTGATAATTAGCAATACCGGCAACACCACCTTCACCAATAGCTGAACCAAAGTATGGTGACTTAGATGCCATCATGCCCAAAAACCCTGCCAGCAAAGATTGCTTCACATTTGGATCAAGGTCACGTCCCATTATGTTTTCTAAAATAGTGCGCTGGTCTGCTGCACCCAAACCTTGCTTTTGCGCTGGCGCGGTTTCTGCGGAACCATATGCTTTATTAAACTGTTGAATATAATCTGGAACCGTAGTTCCGGTAACATCAGACGCATTACCAGCTTGCGCCATGGGTTTACCACTAAACCACATTGAAGCCACGTCTTGCGGGCTATTACCTTGCCCTAAATACTGCGCAATTTTGCCACGGGTTACAGCTTTTTGAGCATTTGGATTTTTTAGATATTCATCTGGCGTCATTGAAGTGCCAAGAATTTCTTTTGTCCAATTAGGAATATTGGCACCCATGACCTGCGAATAGCCATAAGCACGGTCACGGTTTTCGCCCGTTAGTGGTCCCAAAGCATTAGAATTATGCCCAGATTCAATTTTCCCTAGCGCGTAATCAATTTGACTGACTTGATCTGGCGTTGTGTCTGAATCATCTGCAAAACCAAAACTGCCGCCGCCGACAACATTACCTGCGGTTCCATCATGATGTTCACGGTAACCAACTAAGCCGCCCCGCGCAAAACCCGGTTCATTACCCGTGGCAAACCCATAGCTTCCACCCGTACCAGACAGGATATTTCCAATATTACCCAACCCGCCCGTTCCAGACCGTTTTGTCTGCAACAATTGCTTTAAGAAATCATCGGNAGATGTGTCTTGCTGCATATTTGGAGCATTTGGAATAGTGCTTTTACCAACAGGAATTTGCGTTGATGGTATATAACCACGAACATTAGCGTATGGCGTTCTATTGGTTTGACCATATGGAATCATACCGATTCCGGGATTAGCTTTGCCATACAATTGCTGAATAAGATCAGTTAATTCAGAACTATCAACGCTTCCACCGGTCGGATATGCTTGCCTTTCCATACTTGGGACAACACCCCCGCCCATAGATGCTAAACCACCCAAAGNAAAATGGCCGCGCTTTGCCGCATCCGCTGTGGCGACATCATAATTAACCGTACGAATGCCTTCCGGCGTTTTGCTGACGGCTTCTGGCTTATGATGTTCTGTTTCTGCAGCGTTCAAACCAATGTGGGTCGTTGGGCTACCTTTATAATTAAACTTATAGATGTTTTGGCCGTCAAATGTTTTACCGACAGGCTCCATATTGTCTTTCATCCGTGGGTCGGAAATAAGTGACAATGCACCTAAACCACCAAAGATTTGCGAAGCCACATTTGGTCCCGGCTGCGTTGATGTAGAAGTGCCGCCCGTACCAGCGCCAATACCTTCAATGATATTAGCCAAATACTGAGTTGATTGAAATGGATAGGCTTGTTGTTGTTGGAATTGACCCTGCAATGCAGAATTAAGCGCCTGCTGGTAAGCCTGCTGTTGCGCTCCCGCAGCCAACTGCGCCTGTGCGCCTTGCAAAGCGGCAGTCTGGGCTTGTGTGCCAAGACCAGCAAGTGCCTGACCGCTGCCAAGCCCCATACCATACAGACCTTGGCCTAAAGCAGCCTGTTGTTGCGCGGCAGACAATCCTTGGCCAAATAGCTGTTGACCTAATGCAGCTTGTTGTTGCGCTGTACCTAATTGTTGGCCGTAACCTTGTTGTCCAATTGCGCCCAATTGTCCTGCCGAAGCCGCTTGTGCCGCGCGGTTGGCTTGTTGCGCTGCAAGATTTACCCCTTGCTGCTGCCCAAATAAATTTTGCGCGTTTAGATAGCCACCTTGCAAAAGATTTTGTAGCGTTTGACCGGCAGACAAATTCTGCTGATTTGCCAATTCCGCTTGCGCAATACCCGCACGGTCGCCCCCAAAAGCGCCTTGGCTAATAGCATTACCCTGCAATGCAGAACGCTGTTGAGCCTGCTGGTTTTGCATTTGCGCCATTGTCGCATTTACGACGTCATTCATATAGGGCGACATATATTGCTGAATAGCTTCAGGCGTATATTGTTGTGGGGTAATTGCACCCGCCGACCCAAGGGACAGATTGGTCGCGATATTTTGATAAGGCTGCGCTACATTTAAAGCGTTTTGATAGCCGTACTGGGCTTGCTGCTGGAGCGGCATTGCAGCGTTGAAGCCGCCCTGTAGCGATCCGGTAGCAGCATTATAATATGGCATAGCGGCTCCAAGGCCACCTTGCACATTTTGCATACCTTGATAGATGCCGGGAAGCGCCGCGCCAACGGAGGCATTAACATTACTGATGCCCGCTTCTTGGGTTGGAGACAACGGCGCAACTAATTGCCCACCATAAGGCGTATATGGCGTTGCGGCGGCTTGTTTTGCCAAACCAACAACATCCATATAGTTTTGCATCATCGCAGGCGTAGGAGAATACGATGAAGTTGATTGCGTTGATCCTGACCCACCACTCATCGCGGTCTCCAAAAATAAAAGTTACTCCTTTTCATCTACCACATCTTGACCCGTTTTGGCACCCCATAGGAAAAATGCCCCTACAGGCGTTCCCAATCTCTTCTCATACATACGTACTTTAGCACTAGTTCTGTCATTTGACAAAACCCCAATCATAAGGGGCATACCAAGTTCAGTAGCGCATTTTTTTGCAAATTCAATCAGTTTTGAGGCGCGACCGCCCCTAGCCGACCGGTAATCAGGATGAACAAACAAACTCATTTCTTCTAAAAATGGCTTGTCCGCATACCATAAACTAGAAACCCGAAGAAGAATACCGGCTTCTATTTTGTCTTTTGGTCCAATAACCCCAACAATACCACCTTCTTTAAACAAAGAAGGAATCATCATTTTGGCCACTTTATTTAAATCCATAGGATATATCCCGTTTTCTTCATTTACTAAACGGGCTAGTTCCATAATTCCGTCTAAATCCTCCGGTTTGGCAATTCTGACATGGACATTGTCCGCACCAGCATCAATCGCGCTTTGGTCCCGGTAATTTTTGGAGCGTCTGGATCGTTTTCTTACGGATTTGGTTGACGTATCCGTCAAGGATTGCGTGTCCGTCATCTATATTTCCTTCACCTATTTCTTGAACAATACGGGGAGATATAACATACTCCCCACCTGCCGCAACAATAGGTGTGCCTTTTACATCGGGGTTATTCTCATAAAATTTTTCATCGTCGCCAAATTGACGGTCTAAAATTCTAGCCCCGCCAAGGCTATTGCCTTCCGCCAAAGCCGATACTTCCGCTGCCGGTATGACATACGAACCCGACGGAACGTGCATAGGAAGATGATCTGTGCGGCCAGCAACCGGTGATGGTATAAAGCCAATATGGAATTTTGTAACCGGAGCATCGGTAGGGCTGGGCAACGGCACGCCGCCATGTTTTTTGCCGGAATGAGCAATATTAAGTGCGGCAGCCACGGCTTGATCATGTGGATGGCCCGAATGAACCATTTCATTTATGTTTTTGCTAATTGTTTTTTGAGATGATCCGTGAGTTAATGGCATTATGAATACCCCACCGAAATAATTGACCCAGTACCGGGAATAAATACCAGCCCCGTCGCGAACGGAATTTGTACTTGGTAAACGCCAAGCGTGTTTGGAACAGCATAAATACGATTACCTGATGTAGCAGATGTGCTATTAGTATCGTACAAATAGCCTTGCGTTGAACCTGCAACGATGACGCTGACGGTAGCAAGCCATCCAGATGATGTTTTAATTACTTTATTAGTTGAGATTTCTTTAGTTGAACTTGTACCATNATGATTGGTAAGCAAGTTTACATAAGAATTAATGGCAATGACGCCATTTTTTTGTGTAGTTAATATATCATCTAAACTAGCCACAATTAAAACNTTCCATCAGGTTGATACCGGTATTTAACGCCACCAAGACGCCAAAATGTCCCCGTATCATTAGATGACAACGAAAATGACATAAAACGCGCCCTAATTCGGCAAGATATGTATTCGGTGGATTGGGTCATCGGGAAAGTAATGGATGTTACTTGATTAGATGGCGACCCCGAATAATAACTTGTTGCCGGGGATGTGGCCGTATCTGTGGCATAATTGGTGTAATTAATGGTCAAATATACAGTGGCATTTTGATTGCCGCTATATGTTCCCCATTTCATGTCTGGCCAAATTTGGTCAATAAATACCAGATTGTCCGCTTCATTTAATTGAAAATAACCCGTTGAAAAAGATGGCTGCATACCGGTCGTTTGACCATTGTAAACAGCATCATTTCCAACTTCATGTTGGTAAATCCAATTATCCGAACCAGCGCCAATAGGTGGGCCAAGTACCGACTGGTCAATCCAAGCTGTGCGGCCCAATGTGCCAAAATCCCATTGGTCTACTGTCACATTATATTTGACATAGCTGTCATTTTCGGTGGACGAAGCCGATGGATAATACCATGTAATTTCATTAAACTGGCTATTAACCCCGCAGCATACTTTATACAAATATGCCGAATTGATGTTTTGGAATATAACATCAAAAATTGGGCAGTTAATGGCCTGTGGTCCAGAACCCATCATAACAAAAAATTGTTTTTGGCTCATCCAATAAATATTGTTTCCAAGCTGACCTACACAATGACGGCTAATGGCACCACAGTTCGACCCAATTTTATTAAATCCATACACTAATGGCGTGCCAACATACTGCATTGCCCAAAGATCAAGGTCAGTCCATAAAAGNCCCTGCTGCGGTCCTTGAATNCCCGCCACAATTTTAGAACCTGTAGGAATGCGGAACGAACCCGCTTGATTGGTTGCCGTTGCGTTCCAAGTTGTAAAATCGCCAACATCGCACCACCGAACCAATAAGGGATCGGCCTGCAAAGTAAACGATGAGCCATAGGCTATAATTTGGCGTTCAGGCATCGCAACAAATATGCCGCTACTTACCAACGGCGCATTCCCGCCAACATATTGGGCATTTTGNAGTTGCCCGTTTGGATCGTAATAATAAATTGCGCCACCTGCAGGACAGGCAACCAAATACGAACCAAAATTATCCAACGTCCAATCCGTTGCAGTGATTGGCGTTCCGGGCTGCGTTNTGCCAACGCCAACACCAAAGCCGCCCACGCCGTACCCGCCAACACCAAATCCCGTTGGTAATGCTTGCGGCCCTACGCCAATATAATATACCGATTGTGCGTTCCCACTATTTATAGCCGTTGGCCCAACAGATGATGTGGCCAAAGTAGATGCTGCAAAGGTAAATGTGTTAGNGGTTGGCGTGCTAATAACGGTGTACAATCCAGATAAAGTGATGCCANCAAGCGTGATAGGAACGCCAATATCAAATGCTGAACCTACTGAATAACCGTGGTTGTCAAAATAACCTGTTACAATTGACGAAGAACTAGTTGTTTGGAACGCATAAACGCCCACTAATTTAGCTGTACCTGTGCCAGTACCAACGCCTGTAGCATTAAATATAACGCCAACCGTATTTGCGGATGCCCCAATTAAAGTAAAATCAGTTGTCCCTACCNATACAATTTGATAAGTTTTTCCAACAACAAAAGAACCAGCTACTGTATTGGTTGACGTATTAGCTGATAACGTAGCCGTTGTTGATGCAAAAATTGTATACGTTGTTGATGCTACAGACTGTAAGGCATATGGCCCGTAAAGCGTTAATCCACCAACCGCCACGGGCGTGACAAAATTTACATAATCAAACGTTGATAAAGCAGGTGCGTTTGAATCAGTAATTGTTACAACATTTGAACCTGACGTAGTGACAAATACAGGGGCCGTATTGGTTGTTGTTGTTTCTGGCGTAATATCAATCAAATTACCGCTGGTAAGGACGTTGAGCGATGATTCTGCGCCAATTCCCAAATGGTTAACGGCGTTTAAATCTGACCAGCCTTTAAGCGCCCTAATTTTCGACGATATAGCAGAACGGTAATAATTGACCCAACCGCCCAGTTTTTGAGCAAGACCAAGGCCATTTCTTTCCTGCAAAAACCGAATCAATTGAGACGATGAATATGCAGCTTCGTTCAATACCGGGGTATTATTGGTCTCCACGCCGGGCTTTAAGCGGATTGTTGCGTGTGGCATGGATTACATCCGCGCTGGTGTTGCAGCAGGGGCCGAAGAATAGGATGTCCATGCCGCCGCTTCGTACTTCTTGCGGTTTTCTTCTATTAGGGCGCTTTGTTTAAGAACTTGGTATTGCGCTTCATATGTCTGCGCCATAGCCGGATCATCATTGATTCGCCCAAAGTTGCGTTGGAACGCCGAAATGTAGATCATAGAGGCCATAATAAACATATCTGGCAAATAAGTTGATATAAATGTCGTGGTATTTGTTGCCGAAAGTGGCGCAGAACGGACCGTACCAGTCAAACGAACAGCATAACTTGAACTAGGCGTTGGTCCAACAATCATATATTGGCTTGTATTACCCGTAGTATTAGTATCGCCACCATAGACAGCAAAATATTGTGGTAAGCCCTGCGTAGACCCTGAACCGTATACATTTTGTATAAATTCTTTCGTGACCGGTAATAATGGCGTTGAATTTCCTTGGCTATCCAACACCTCAAATGTTTGCGGAACGATAAATTGTGACGTTGGAAGAGTTAGCTGATTGCTACCAGCCGTAAAAGTATACGCCGTTGTGCTAATTTGGGTTGATAAAAAATCTAGATCGCGCTGCATACGAAGTTCAGCGTAATCAATCATTGATGGGATAATAATCGTAAAATTAGTGTCCGTTACCGGAACAACCGCCATAGTTGCAATTTGTTGTACATATGACGCATAGGTAAGGGACATGATAATTATACCATATTAAATGCCATGGTTTCTACTTCCGAAACACGGCGTGACCATCCACGGCCAAATGTACCATATGTGGGCAGACTTTGCAAAAAAGCTAATCTGGCTTCACATACTTTCGTAGCAACTTCACGGCTGTTTGCCGTTTCAAAAGCAGCAATTGTGGCTGGCCCAATTTTTCCGTCTGCCGTAACACCAAGTATCTGCTGCAAGGTTTTTGCTGCCCGCGCTGGCCCCGAATTGATTGCAAAATCAAGGACTGCATAATCTACCCCTGCCGGAAGATCGTCCCCGCTGATAGCGTCCCAATAACGGGCTTTATACAATGGCATTACGTCAAAAGGAGTTAACGCTTTAATATCTTCTCCAGTTACCGGGTGGCCCACCCACGATTCCCACGTAGCTTTTGTACAACCTAAATTTGTAACCCCGCCCGGATCAGCAGAATTATTAACATACCCACCTTCGTTTTTAAGAACTAAAGCAAAACATTGCTCCCAATTGTCTTTCATTTCCGCGCAACGCCTTGAATTTTCTCATATGTGCGAAGGACCGCCATGCCTAACATAGCGGTGACTAATTCCATAAGGGACGAATCAAGAATAGGCAGATCCTTCCATCCAAACCCAACGGCAAAGGGGCGCACCACATACTGATATGTGAGGCCAGCTGCGCCAACCCAACCAATAGCAGGGCGCCACCCACTGACGAAAAG